CGGGGAACGCTTTCGCCGTGGATGTCGACGAACCGCAGACCGCCGATCAGGTGCGTGTTGGCCTTGCCATCACGAAGCAGCGCGCCGTAGGCTGCGGGATATTGCAGCAAATGTTCTCTGAACAGATAATCCCGGTAAGTCGGATAGGCGGCGACCAGTTCCGGGTTGGCTTCTTCCGTAAAGGCACTTTCCCGAATTATGGTGCTGCTTCCGGGGGTGATTCCTGTGGCAGCGGTTCCGTTGGCCGAATAGTATTGCAGGAATTTTTCGGGATTGCAGCCTGCAAACAACGAATTAACGCCGTTGTTGCGGCGGACATATTCAGTCGACCCCTCGATCAACACCCCCGTCAACGTCGTTTGATAATTTATGTCCTCCGGCGGTCTTGTGATTTGGCAACCGCTCACGACTTCGATAACTCCATAGACGCCTGACCATGTATTCGACGACATGATGATACGCGAATTTGCCTCGTCGACGCTCGATGTCCAACCGTAATCCTTGATTTGCCCGGTTACGAATGAGTTGATTTGAGCATGAATATCCGAAAGTTTCGCACCCGCGCTCCATGTCAAAGGCAAATCGACTTTATAAATTCCGGTTCCAAATGTAAGAACGGCGGTTCCGCCCGCTGCAAGATCGAAACCCCACAAGGCTACTTTGTATGAATTCGCCCAACGCATCACATTCGATCCGTTGACGATCGCATTTTTCAGCGACACGATCCGCACCTTATCGCCGTGTCGGCCGTACACCACGCCCGCGGGAACCAATTCGGCGGGCATCTTATCTGCAACGAGCGTAGCGCCCTTAATGAATTTCAACACTTCGTCCGTCTTGTCGAAGACGACGAGGTCTCCGACGCCGGCGGCTGATTTGCGGACCACCGTATTCACACCGTCATAGACCAGTTCGCCGTCGTCTTCAACGTATGACACCGCCGACTGGGTTTTCAATCGGGAGTTATCCGCTTCATAAGCGGCTCTGTTCGCGTATTTGTTTACCTGAGACATAACGATTCGTTTTTAGTTGTTTTTCCAGTCCGAAACGGCATTATTCCCTACGGAGTGATAGACCGCATTGTTCTTGGTGTCGATGTAGAACTGTCCGGCCCGGTCGGGAGCCTTCGACGGAGCGCCCTCGCCCGTAACGACGATGTTGTTGCCGCCCCAGACGCCCAATTTCTTGACCTGCAGTTCCGGGATCAGGACATCGCCCGAAAGCATCCTTACAAGCAGCGATTCGAGCTGCGCGACGCGCTCCTCCAGCGTGCAGTCCGAATGGGCTACTACCTCAAATGAGGTTTTTCTCAACTCTGGATCAATTTCTTTGGCAGTAACGAACTCGGAGTCATTCTCCAGTTCGGATACTTTCGTAGGAATCTCCGTGCGGTCGGCTTTCCCTTCAATTACTTCCTGCAAGGTCAGCGTAAGTTTATCCCACGATACGGTATTATTGAGGAGCGTAGCCCGAATCTCGGAACCATCCACAGCAATCTGTATTTCCGGACCAATGGACCCGACGTATACTTTCACGAAGTCCGAAACGGGGATCGACGAAATAGATCCATCGGCATTTATGAACTCAATGGCTCTTGTTTCTTCGTTATACTCAAGTCCCATCTGCTCAATGGGAAGGTCAACGATCAATTTAGCGCCCGCAATCGTTGTGAAGGTAAGCTCGTAGGTTTTGCTGTTGAACTCCGGAAGACCGACGCAGGTGTTCAGAATCTCCCTGATATCGGGATGGGCGGTAGGCGAGGTGTTATGCTGCTCTATCTGCCCGCTGACATCTGGCGTGGGGATGGCGTCAATGGCATCATCCGTGTATTTTTGTGCTGATTGAAGAGTAGTCGCGTCGCCGTCGGATATTGCCTTTTCCGCGTCTTGCCCGAACTTAAGAAGTATTGTTGTAATCCCTGATATTGTCTCTTCTATGCGTTCATCGGTGTGGTGGTTGGCATCGGAAAGTGTTTTTTCAGCTGCGTCGGCTACTTCCTCTTTCGACGCCTTTTCAGATAATTGCACTCGTATTTCCGTGTCGTCGTAATTCGAAAGTCCGTCCAGCTTCTCCTTATCGTCGTCCGTATAGTCGTTTGAGGACAGACCTTTCCCTTCTTCTTTGTCTACCTTGCCGGCAAGGGCTTCATTAATATCCCCGATCTTATCTACGGCTTCATTGGCAGCTTTTGCGGCTTCATTGGCGGCATCGGCGGCATCTATGGGAGCATTTGCATACTCTTCCTCGGATATTTCTGCATCGGGATTGTGCTTCTTGTAAAGATCATAGGCACTTGGTCCGGGGAGGCCTACGATCAAGTCCGAAGAATCCAGATTGACAGTTTCCGTGGTCAGATTGTTGTCGTTGCCGCCCTCCATACATGTAGTAGGCACCAACTCAAACGCATCGCAATAATCGACGGCTGTTTGTCCGCTCTTATCTTTATTTTCCCACATGGTAAGCCGGTATGCGCCCAGCTGCTTTTGCATATTGCCTGAAATAGTGAATACGGCAATGTTCCCCTGAGGTTCGAAATGCAAAGGGGTTTCCATGCAGGAGGGAAGATGAAGGACCAGATGCAGATCGCGGCCTTCAAGTGTGAATTGCTCGCCATTGGTCAATATCGGCCAATGGATTTCGATGTCTTTACCTATACGAATACGCTTCACTTGCTGTTTTTTTATTTGTAGTCCGCGGGAGATATTACGTCCTCGATCTTCAGGTCAAGTTTGCTCAATACAGCATCGATAAGAGGTGCAGATCCTAATGTTGCGACAAGACGCCCCAATTCGCGAGCTTCTGCCTCGGTAAGTTCTATTTCACCTTCCGATTCATATACTTTATGAGCGAGTACATGGCCGACAAAACCATAGGCATTTGCATATATGAGATTTGCAAGCTGCTCGCGCACATCGTGAACAGTGCATATTTTCTTTTGCATATCTGCAAAAATCTCAAGCCGTTGTAAGTTAATTTTCCTCATAATTTTTGGTCGTTAAAATTGCATTATGCCGTCTACTTCTCTCCCTCTATTTGAACATCACCCAGCATCCTACACTCGTGCAGTAGATCAGATTACGGGATTCTCGGTCAGTCCATGAGTCTGAGTAAACCCATGCTCCTTGAGTATGTATCGCAATCTGCTTCCCGTTTCCGTTCAGTTGCACGCCTTTGGTTCCTATGTTTCGGATATAATAAAGTTGACCGTCTTGTGGATTGTAAGGGAGTGTGATAGTGCGCTTCCCGCCATCGCTATCCACCGTCACAAAACAATCCATATCGTCAAGGGTTACATTTGAAGATATTTTACGATTATATAATCTTAATCCGCACACATCTCCCTTTCTCAAATACAGGGCATGATTACCGCATTTTGTCCTTGGATTTAGCGGATTAGTGCCGAATGATCCTTCTGCCGAAATGTCTATCCCGATATTATAATAATTAATATCTTGAGAAGATTTTCTGTTTGTATTTACTGTTAAAACGGAATGGTTAACCGCTCCCATAGTAGAAGTGGGATATGCCGATACGTCGAATGTATTTTTATAGTTGTCATCTATATTTTCCAACGTGATACGCGCAGCCGACATAAAAAGTGAACAGTCTTTTCCAGATGACGGGGATAAAGATGACTGCAACCAATAATCGTTGTCTATCGTGAAGTTGCCTATTTTACCGCTTGTTGCTTCTATTCTTCCTATTATATTCGCCTTCGTTGCTGTAAACGAACCGTCCTTAGCGACTCGGAAAGGCGCGTTGTCCGGTGTGTTGCTACCGACAAACAGAGGGATATCGCCGCCTACGAGTCCTGCGATGATGGTATTTTCGGAAATATCCGTTTTGGAGTTGTGGACTACGAACTCCATACCTTGCAGGAAGTTGATAACGGCGTTCTCGGCAAACAGTAGAGGCGTATATATGGGCACCATGTCGTTGAGCTGTTGCCAATATGTCGATGTGGTTCCCCCGGATGGTTTATTGGAGTTCGATGAAGTATGAGTCTGACGGCATTGGAATTTCAGTTGTCGGTTATTCTCATATACAGTCACTATGTCTATGTAGCGCAGGCTGTCTGATTCTAAATCAGCGTCGTTGCGATATTCTACACCCGAAACCCATTCCGTTAGGCGGATAATGCAACCCTGATATCCGGGGTCTCCTTTGTCCCCCGGCTTGCCTTGTTCTCCGCTTATGCGTACCGGGCCGGACCACGGTTCCACAAGCTCGTCATTTGCATCTATTTGCGCTTTGGTCATCCATAGATATTCCCCGGACGAAAGCGCCGGAGGATTGTCATACCAGCCGTCCGGCTCTCTTACGTTTGACTCAATATCTGGGCCTATGCTATCGTCACTGCTCGATGCGTATTTAAAGTCGATATATGGTCCGAGCTGGCCATCTTCGCCTGTAACTTTAATCGGATCAGACCATGTCAGGGCGCTTGCCTGTCCCGTGCTCCCGTTTATTGTAGCTTTCGACATCCACCAAATGCCGTCTCCGGAAGGAGCGTCTTCCCAACCATCAGGAATTGGCTTTGTAGAAATAGGGGCGCCGGGTTTATCAATGCTCTTCTTGAATACATATGATGTCCAATCACCCGGCCTTCCGTCGGTTCCGTCGAAAGAGTATTTGGCCCACAATGCAGGTGTAGAGAAAGCGCTCCACTCTCCATTTACCTTGATGCGCTTGGACACCCATTCGTATTGGTAAATGTCGTCTACGCCCATAGGATCATCCGTCCACGGCGCAGGCGGGTTGTCGTATTCTGCGACGCGGGGAACATCCGGGATATCGCTGGGATCGTCGGTTTTGGTACGGGTGAAAATGTACTCTACGCCTTCACCATCTATGCCGTCTTCTCCGTTGAAGGAGTATTTTGCCCATAGTGAGGGCGTTGAGAAATCACCCCAGTGCCCGTTGACTTTCGAGCGCTTGCAAGTCCATTCGAAAGGATGAGTATTGTCCGGCCCTTCGGCATCGTCAGTCCAGCCATCTGGCAAATAGTCGTCTTCATCTTGAGATGCCGGCGTAGCGGGTGCTGTTTCCGAAGTCGTGCGGGTAAATATCCATTCATAGTCTGTTCCGTCCACGCCCGGCCTTCCGTCGGTTCCGGGTCGGCCGTCGGCACCGCTTATTCGCGCCGGATCAGACCACGATTGAACAACGCCATCAATCACCGATCCGAAAGACACCCACAACGGAATAGTCTTGGACGTATTATACGCAATACGAAATAAGCCGTAGTCGCCATTGGCATCACCGGACGAGTCTTTCGAATATACTACATTAACGAAATGACGTCCTGCGCTTGGTGCTGTGACGACGACGGTAGTAGATACGCCGTTCCCTGATACTTCAGCTTCGTAGGTGTCGGAGTCTGCCGTATTGACATTCTGAACATTTATTTTCCCGACCGCTAATTTGTCATACCCTTTCTCTGAATAAGCGGTTATGTCCAATACCAATGTCGCACCGGGGCTGATAGCATCAAATTGTATTTTGCATGACACCGTCGAATTATTACCTTTTCCAGCAAGTTTATAGAACACACCATCTTGGGTAACATCCCCTTCATTATCCGCATCAATTATAATGTTGGTTACGTCGGTAGATGCGCCTGAATCGCCGCCTTCGGGATATTCGAGACTCCACCCGTCAGGAGGAACAGTGCTGCCGGTCGGAAGTGCCGGTTTTTCATTTTGCTGCTTGTAAACAGGAACTACAGAAGACAGTGGGACATGCATAAGAAGGACCCACGCTTCCGATGATGTAGATGGCTCAGATTTTGTCCCATCGACAAGACAGCGCCACTTGGCGTTATTGTGATATACCTCGTCGTTTTTATTGTATGTCTCCGACGCGAGCCACTTTCCACGGTCGTTGATTGTCGGGATTTCCTCCCCGCCGGGCGTGAATTGATGAATGACGCCCGACATGTAGATGTTATTGAGGTAGGCCGAATAGCCTTTCATATCTATCCCGAATACGGATAGATTGGACAGGTCTCCGTATTGAGCTGCGATGTTTGACGATATGAATTCCCAGTCGGATACGCCCTTCAGATAACGCTGGTATGTCCTTGTCTCGTAGCGCGATGTCTGACGGGCTTCATTCGAGAAGGAGCCATACCCGACAAATGTCATCGAGGGAGCAGGGTGGTATTGCTTCGTGTAAGCTGCAGATACGGGCCGAAGTTGGTATTTGAACGTCTTATAGGTCGTGGTGCCCAACTCTTCGGTAATGCGGAAATAGCACGTTGCGAAGCCGGCAAAGCGTCTGTTGCCTTTGCTGTCATCGTAATCTTCCGTTGCATTATCCGAGGATTCGGAGCTGTGGAAGATACCCATGCAAATATCACCGACCCGCGGACTGCCTATTTCGCCTTCTTCGAGTTTGAGCGTGATGGTCTTGGCTTCGGTATCGACGCTCTCGATGATTCCGGCGCTTGGAGCAAACCATGTGTCGCCCATTGTAATATCGACCCGATTGTATCTCAGTTCAGGAACTTCAAGGAATCCCCGTAGCTTGAGGCTTTGCATTTCGGCATTCCCTTTCTTGTCGATAAGTCCGCCGATGCCGGTAATTCCTGTTGCGAAATCGCCGAACTGCGCTCCGTCCTCAAAGGTCATTTTGCCTTTGAAGGTATCCGGGAATTGCTTGTTTGCAAACTGCCATAAGGCGCGCTTGGCCGAATAAGCATTATAATCTTCGGCCGCAGTAGAATCGTACCGGGTGATAAGATATATTGCCGCTCCGGAGTCTGTAACGCCTATGCGCTGCGAATATAGGGTGGCTTTCACATCCGATTCGATGCTGCCGATTCGGGAGTAAGGTGTGTTGTCGCCGATTGTGTACGTGGCGATATATTCGTTGTAGAGTTTCTTTTCGTAGCCCTGAATTCGGGACAGACGTCCGTCTAAACCAAATCGAGGATCGACAAGAAGCACGGCTTGTCCTGCGTTGTAATTCTTGTCGTTTACCGTGCAATATACCGGGTTGGTTTCGCAGGTATATACATCCGTGTCGCTGCTGTTCTTTGCGGCGTATGCTTGTCCGGCCTTCAAAAGCTCCTCTTCGGCCTCCTCGATTCGTTGCTGCGGAAGTTTTACACCCGTGAGTACAAATGTATCTCCCGGTTCGGGATGAAGGCTTTCGTTGGGGACTATAAGCTGGCTTTCTCCCGACGTCTCAACTTGGGCGATGATCTCAAATTTCTTGTCAAAGCCGTCTTCGGGCTTCCATGTTTCAGGTTTGTAATTTATACTTAACTCAAAATCACGCCCCATGAGACTGCCGCTGGTGAATGTAGCTCCCAGCGTTTCGCCTTCGATCATGTCGGACGGCAGGAACGGCGTGTCCTTGCAGTACATGACATAGGCCTTGTCTGTCTGTCCCTCGATGATCTCCCGATCAACGGTCTCGATGCTTGTGATCGTCTCCGTGTTCTTGGGATAGATGTCATCGAAGAAAACGACCTGCTCGACAATGGCGCTTTTGTCGAGATTCGGGATGGCGTCAATGTATCTCTGGCCGTTGGGAAGCCGGAGCCGTATTTCTGAAACATGGTTTGTTTCTCCGCCCTGCGGAGCCTGTCCGTAGTCGCTGGTAAGGTTGCGTGTAGATCCGAATACATAGAACCGGGTGCCGTAGCTGGAATCGTCGCCCTTCTTGGCGGGGATGCTCTTGACGACATCGCCACGCTTGAATTCTTCGGGTGTGCCTCTTTCCAGCTTTCCGAAGTTAAGGGACACTAAATCTCCGTTTTCCTCGGTCCACCATTCGACTTCAAAAGTTTCGGCTATGGTGTTGAGTATATCCCAGCATTTGTCTCCATTGAAAGATACGAGTTTTGTCGCCTTGGGATTCTCAACGTCGATAGTTCCCACACTCCAAGTCTCAACGCCAAGATGTTTGTTCATATTGGCCACGATCAGGGCGCCGAATGATTCGAGATCGGTGGTGTTGTGGAATACCGCTTCGGGATTATCTCCGCCCAGCCAGAAGCAGACAAAGCGCTTCATATGGTTCTGCTGCGCCTCGAACTTGAGCGTGTATTTATAGCCCCCTGTTTTGTTGTCGAACTCCGGATATACCGTGGCCATTATTTCGAACTTGCGGCCTTTGTACAGTATATATGAGCCTTGCGGAATTTGAATGTACTGAAGTTGATTGAAGGGAAGCTCAATATAATAGTCACCCATGAGGGCATATTTGATAATAGCCTCTTTCGTGACCGGAGCATCCAATATCTGTATTCCTAACGGAGAATAAATTACCATCTGTCGTATGCCACTTGCATCGTCACAAGCTCAAGGCAAAGATTTCGACGGTCACGTGAATTACCAAGAAATTCGAAGTGAAAAAACAAAAAAAAGCGGGAATTTATTCCCGCCCCGAAAGTTTGTTATGAACGATTATTTGCCGTATAGAATGACAAATACCTTGCGATGGTATTTATTTATAGAAATAATGCGAAATAGATTCATATCTATTTATGTTGTCCGTGGCAATATTTGAACTTTTTGCCTGATCCGCATGGACACAATTCGTTTCGCTTAACTCTTCCAAATTTGTAATTGAATTCTGCGTCTTTTTGTGCTTTGTCAATCGCTTTGTCGTGTGCGACAAAATCAATTTTCTCCAAAGACGGAATCCGGAACGAAAATGTTGTATGGCCCCCTGCATTTGATATTGCAAAATCTCCTTGATTAATAATATCCATGCCTATCAATACATCCGTATTTCCTAAGTTACACCCAAGAGCAACAAGAGACTGTATGCCTACATGGTTAGGTAGCATTATATTAATCATATACTTATCTACATAACACACTCCAGCAGCATGCCCCATTTTTTCTGTTCCGCAAGGAATAAGTCCTAACTCTTTAGCTTTTGCTATTGATATACATGTTTTATTCGCACCAGTATCCCATACGGCAGAACAGGTGACTATTAGAGGTCTATCTTCTGGAGATGTTGTCGAAGGATCAAAAGCCTGACATATATGGCATTCAGTCCTAATTTCAAATGTAGTTTTATCAAATGTAGTTGAGAATGACCGAAAGGTAACCTCCCTTGCCATGTTATACAAAAATTACTCGTGAATGGAATGTGCTTGTGTATCCTTCTTCTCCGGGAGTACACAACTGAAGGATAAAATTACCTAACCCATACTTGGCAACAGCGTCGAAATAAGCTTCAGATTCATTATTATAAGCGCCGGCTACCTTGAAGTCAGTTATAACTAAATATTTGCCATTATAATCCTTGACCAGTTCCTCTTGGTGGTCGAGGTAATATTTAAATAACGCTTTTAAATCCGCCATAATTAGAACTGCTTTGTGTTAGACAAAAGGCTTCTGGGTCGGCATATTCATTATTAAGAAGGAATATACGGAAGCCAGAAGCGTAATTGTGTAGGCGAATTTACACGTTCGTGTTTAAACGTGCAAATTTTTGTCGACTTTTTTTGTCGCACTATGACAACGTGTATGTAATACATTTATTGCGCCAACATATAAAAACGCCCCGCATTTCTGCGAGGCGCCGGCATCGGGGAAGTATACAGGGGCTTATCTTATCGCTGCCATCTTCTTCGGGGTTTGGACCACCTCAAACTGCCTTGCGAGGAAATCCAATCCTTTTTGCGTCACGAGAACCTTGATGACCGTGAACGATTCGTGGTTGTTTCGGTCGATCAATTTCTCTTTCAACTCGAAGTAACCCCGGTTAATATACTCTTGTTTAGGCTCATTGCGATTGCAGAAGAATATCCCTCGCTCGCGGAGCCGCTGGAAGAGCGTGTTGCGGCCAAATGGTAGATTCAAAATCTTTGCCGCCTGCCCGACGTCTATCTTCTGGTCCGTGTCCAATACCTTGTCCATCAGCTCGGCTTTCGGCGCGAGTGCCGCGACCTGCTTTTGGGCCTGCTCCAGCTGTTGCTTCTGCCGGGCTATGGTGTCATTGGCGACCAGCACGGCGCGTGCCATTATCATTTCGGGCGTGTCCGTCTCTTTGGCTGACATGTATCCGCCAGTCTTGCGGATAGAGGGGAGAACCTCATCGCATACCCAGTCCTGAAACTGCTCGGCCTGCGGGAGCTTCGATCGCATGACAAGGCGGTAAACATCGGATTCGGGGATGTATGAAACCACTTGGACACCGCTTGTGGTGGGGGTGTCACGTTTCGTGACACCCTTACAATGGTCGCCTATTGCCTTGCGAGGATTAGCATATCCTAACGATTTTGCAACATCATTCGCAAGAAACATTGGCTTGTTTTCGTCGGACATGATGATACGTACACGCCCGAACTTCTCGTTATTGAAAATTTGTATGTTGTTCATGGCTGGTCTATTTACATTGTGCGACATTCATTCCGCGGCCCATCTTGACAAGAATAAACGGGTCGATCTCTTTGATTTTGTTGTGGGATGATTTTTCAGCGCCCAGCAATTCAAGGTAGTAGCCTTGTAGCTTGACATAGGCATCCATTAGGTTGGAATAGCGCTCTTCGGCCTTGAAGTAGGCGTTTTCGAAATCCCGTGCTTTTCGCTCGGCTTCGATGCAGCGAGTTTGATAATCCGTTTCCGGAAGCGATGGTGTTTTCATAGGCATTGATATTTAAATTGTGATTATTTGTCCAGTATTGCCATAATTCGCTCTATGCAGGCGTTTTGTTCTTCCAGCAATGTTGTTAAGCGGTCTGCCGATTCGATGATGTCGTTCATGGTCATATTGTGTTTGAGTTAGTCTCCGTAGTACATTCCGCGCACGCCATAGTAGTTAGCCGGGACCGTCAGCAACTGCGGGCGGTATTCCGTGGCTTTCGGCCGTTCCGTCGGTCGGTTCTCAATCTTTGCCGTCATCATCGCCAGCTTCTCGTTGCGCCAAGCCTTCTTGAGGCAAGCCGAGAACGACATAGAGGCGTTGGCACGTTTCAGATACCAAGCATTGCGCATGATCTTCGATTTGTTGTAGCGGTGGCAGGTGGTAGTCATAATTCAAAGTATGTTTTTATTTTTACACTACAAATATAAAACTATAATTTGAATCACACAAGCGTTTTTACAAATATTTTTCAAATTATTTTTTGATAAAATATGCGCTTGATTAATGTATATATTGAATATATATTATATATTTGCATCAAACTATAATTTGAAATACTATGTTGCGAGTTCAAGAAGTTTGTAGGAATCAAGGGATTACAATGCAAGAAGTAGCAAAAAAAATGGGTGTTACATATCAAGCACTATATGCGTCTGTTTCCGGAAATCCAACGATTGGAAAACTGCAAGAAATAGCAAATGCTATCGGCGTATCTGTTTCCGAATTAATAGACGAGCCGAAGGGAAACACGATCACCTGCCCGCATTGTGGCAAACTTATTAAAGTGGAGAAGGGGGAATAAATAAGTATAATAAGACTGATAGATAATGGAGAAAAACGTAAAATATAGAGGGGTGTTAAACCTTGGAGAAATGCCGATTCCATGCTATGTTTTAGAGGATGGTACACGGGTTCTTTCAGGTCGAGGGATGCAGGAGGCTCTCAAAATGGTAGACGAAGCTGAAGAAGGTAGGCAAACCGCGGGGACCAGATTGAGCCGATATTTAAGCCAAAAATCGCTCAACCCATTTATTTACAAGGATAAAGAAGAGGACCACTTTAAGCCTATTATTTGTAACGATAGGGAGACAAAGATAAATGGATATGAAGCGACTGTATTGGTCGATATTTGTGATGCCTTCCTTGAGGCCAGACAAGCTATCAATCTATCTCCTCGTCAGGAAATCATTGCCGCTCAATGCGAAATACTTGTACGAGCATTTGCCAAAGTAGGCATTGTAGCGCTCGTAGATGAGGCAACAGGATACCAGCAGGATAAGAATAGAGCAAAAGATGAGCTTCAAAAGTTCTTGTCGCAATTCATTTCGGACGAGGCAAGCCGTTGGGTAAAGACTTTTAACGATTCATTCTTTGAAATGATATATAGAATGCACGGATGGAATTGGACTATGACCCACAAGCGGCCGGGTGTTGTTGGAACGTGGATTAATGATATTGTTTACGAACGTCTGGCTCCAGTGATATTAACCGAACTTCAAAAAGTCAATCCGAAAACAGACAAAGGAACGCGAAAAGACCGTCATCACCAGCATTTAACCGAAGAGATAGGCCGGCCAAAACTGAAAGAGCATTTAGCAGCTGTAGAGGCGTTGGGACGGGCCTCTGGGTATAATTGGGTCAGATTTATGCAAATGCTTAACGCCGCATTTCCGAAACAATACCAACAGTTAGATTTGCTTTTCCCGGATGATGTAAGGGTTGAGAATGGCGAATAGATGCAAAGTCGTAAATACAAAGACGAGGGATGGATTTTTACCGTTCCTCGTCTTTTTTCTTGCTATAATTCATTTTTTATTGAATAAAATTTGGTGGGGGGGGGAATTTTATAATTTTGCGGCACTAACCAATACAATTAGGAATATGAAAAAATTCTTACTCTTCATCGTTGCTGTTGTTGCTTCAGGCGTTGCACACGCTCAAGGCTTTTCAAAATCCATTGAGATAGGCGGAATGCTTGGTTTGGGGACATATAACAACAAGTCGGCAGATGTATCGTTTATTGGCGGATATGCTTTTAGCCCCCGTTTTTTTATTGGCGCAGGCGTGGGATTTAGGTATACAGACGCCCTTTATTATCAATCCTATACGCATACAAGCGTCCAATATGTGTCTGATACGTACGAAAGTCGGAGTCAGGAATATTTGATCCCCGTTTACGCTCGTATCAAGTATAATTTTTCTGACAAATTCGTTGCACCATTCATACAAGGCAACGTAGGTTATTCTTTTAATGTAGGTGGAAATACGAAAGCTGTAAAAGGATTGTACTTGGAGCCAGCCATAGGTATAGATTTCAACCTGAAAAACAAACAAGCCATATATTTTACTGTTGGATATGCTATGCAACATAGCGAATATGTGGATTTTATAATTACAGAGACCGATCAATCCCAAGATTATTACAAAGATTTAGCAGGAGCTATTTCTATAAAAATCGGATTTAAATTTTAGTCGCAAACCGAGGCATATGCCTCGGTTTTTATTTGTTCCATTCCTTCCTACACACAAAGCAAAAATTACTATCTTTGCACTGCAACGATGCCTCACGGACGGTGGTTGAATATTTGGACCAGAGATATAAGACATGGAACTACAACCTATTCAGAGCAAGATTTACGAGATACGGGGTCAGCGGGTGATGCTGGACCGTGATTTGGCAGAACTCTACCAAGTAACGACAAGCGCATTAAATCAGGCAGTAAAACGCAATAGCAAACGATTTCCGCCTGATTTCATGTTTCAGCTTACGAATCAAGAGTTTGCAAACTTGAAATCACAAATTGTGACATCAAGTTGGGGCGGTATTCGCAAAATGCCTTATGCGTTTACCGAACAGGGCGTAGCCATGCTATCCGGCTTGTTGAATAGTGATATCGCCATAAATGCAAATATCGCCATTATGCGGGCTTTCGTAGCAATGCGGCAGATGCTTACAAATACTCCCGTGGATCGGGTGGCAGAACTTCAAGGAGAAGTATTGAAACTCAAAGAGTACGTAGAAGAAGTATTCAAAGATCAGAATGACATTAACGAAGATACTCGGATGCAACTTGAATTGGTTAGTGAAACTTTGGCGGAACTTCAAGTGGGGAATAAAGCCATCGGGCCAAGACGACCTGCCGGATATCATACCAGTTATCAGCAGCAGTAAAAATAGGGGCACGAAATAATTGACAAGCCGGGATTATTCCCGGCTTTGTTTTACAGTACAATCACAGTTCTGTCTTTCTTTATCGAATACTCTCCGCTGATATTTGCAACATTCAGCACGGCGTAATCTTTGGCGTTGATCGTGGCCCTTGCGCCGTGCATCAGGATTATCGTATGGATGAATTTAGTCCCTGCCGCTTCTATAGTAGCATCTGTATCTCCGACGATACATACGTACTCTCTACCTTTGAGCGCGATATTGCCCGCATCTACATATACTTCCAGCCCTTCTAAACTGTCTCGGTTCTTTCTGAACACTTCGACCGAGGGGAAGTTGTGGTCTTGACAGAATTCGATTCCCTGCGGCGTGAACATGAGTTTTATGAGTTCGGGGAAGTCGTGAATGCGCATTACCTTCCTGCATGCTCCGCCACGGAGAGCGGAAATCCTGATCTCTTCCAGATTTTTATTCGAGTGTGTCATTATGCTTCTTCTTTATCCTCGCCCCTGTCTGCGGGGTTTGGCTCGTTGAACTTTACTGTTAATTGTGACGTCAGGCGGTCGCCGGAGATGTTGTAGCTGCCTGAATTACCTGCGTATGTCAGGTGGTATATTTCATCACTTATTCCCGGTACCGATATATCTACCTTACCTAAGTGTAGCATCCGGATAAAAGTATCGTAGTTTAAAAGGTGCTCCTCCGGGGTTTCTCCCGTAATTATAAAAGTCAATGTTAAATCCCGTGCCGCCAATTTGGGTTTGTCGGGATATATGACCTCCTTGCCGTCTTTCTTGGGGTCTTCGTTTTCTACGAAGTCTTTCAGGCCGGCAGGGGATTTTAACCCGGCAATAAACCCGGAACCCATTGCAACGCCCATTGTGTAGGCGTCTGTCCTGTTGATGAGTAAATCTCCGATCATTGCTTATTTAATTCTTGGTCTAAAAATAATTCTGCTGTATCAATGACATCATAACCTTTAGAACTGACAAAGCCGGCGTAATACATGCCGTCTGCGAAAATAATGCTTGTCCCGGCTTTATTTTCTTCGTTGAGTACTTTATTGGTTTCAGCAGCAGCCGTTGGATCTGGATGATTTTGGTCTCCTATAAATCGCCGTTTTTCTTTTCCTTCATAAGTAATTACGTAACCAAGAGCGCTGCGTAAGTTCCATGTGTGGTTTAGGTAGTCGCGTTTGCCAGATAATAGTCGCGCTTCTTTTTGTCTTATTAATGCTTCACGAGCCTTCTCATCCATGAAATCTACAACCTCCTCTTCGATGCCGTCGATAAATTTGGTCAGGTCCGATATGTCCTTTTCAATTTTCATTACAGTTCACTTGTATTGCGCTTGATCGCCGCTATGTCTTCCCGAATTTCCGTCAGAGCAGCCTTCATAACAGCTGTATTCCCGTTTATTTCGACGATCTCCATGTAGGTCATAACAGCGTACCGGAGCAGCTCATTATCCACTTGCACGCTTGTGTATATGGCCGTTTCGATATTTCCGATGGAGTTCAGCAGCCCGATAATAGATTGAGTTTGCATCATCACATATCCTCGGATGTCGGTAACCTTGCCTTGAATGTCCGTGAATCGGCCGTTTAACTCGTCGCCGGTATCTTGAGACATAGCCTGAAATCCGCGAGATGTCGCCTCTTGTTTTGTCTTTCCATCTTCAAAATATTTATCAGCCCAACTAAAAGACGCTTCCAGATCTTGATTTAACTTATCAATCATTTCATTGATGACATTCTCTTCTGTTTGATCTATAATACCGTCTTTCCAAAATTCTTCCAGTTTATCGCGAATAGTTTGCAGAGGAGTTTTTATATCAGCCTTCATGGCTTCAATAACCATCTGTTTTATAATGTTTTTTACAAAATCTTTAGACGATTTAGCTCTGTTTTCACCTTTGGTCCAAGCCTCTGCGTATGCCTCTGCAAAATCATTGATTGCAGACTGAATATCTGCACCAAATATGGCGTCTTGTGCTTTCGCGGCATTATCCTCTATAGTATTCGTTATTTCATCTATTTGCTTTTGCCATTCCTTAATTCGTTTCTTGTCAGGGTCTTTTTTGCTCTTCTCCTCCTCAATTTGGCGCTGAATTAAAATTTTTTGTTGTTCAAGTAGTTTATTTTGATCTTCAATTAATTCTTTTGCATCAGTTGAATATGCTTTTGATATTGAACGTGATAATTTATCGTATGAATCTTGAAGGGCATCAACCTGATCCTGAATTTTTTGTATTTTCCGTTCCTTACTTTTGTCTATCCATTTATTTATACTTGTAATTACTCCAAACACGCTGCTTGTTGCTTCGGCGGCAGCTCCCATCATGTCGCCACTTTTGAATTTTTCCCAAGAAGCATATACGTGATTATCAAATTCAGATAACATATTTGACAGTTCAGCCCATTTGCCTAATGCAGTGTCAATCTCTGCATCTTGACCGAAGGACGCCATCATTTCAACAATACTATCTGTAAGCAATTGAATTGCTTGGATAGTTTGATGAATTGATGTGACAATCATGTCAATCATTGAAACAACCCCCGAAGCATTCCCGGCAGCTTTAGACATAGAGGCCCCCATTGCTTGAATGTTTTGATCGCCAGTTTTTGCACCTTTAAGCTGCATGGCATCTCCAAGCTTTTGATATTTATCAATTAGGCCATTAATCCCCGAATCTTGAAGTGTTTGTAATCTGCTTCTTTCGTTCAATTTTTCACGATACTGCTGATCGAGTTTTTGAGTTGCCTGTATATAATTTTCTATTGATATTTTCCCTGTTTGCAGCATCTGATTTAGCTGCTTGCGCAAAGTGTTATATATATTTGAAGCCATGTTTTTAGACATGGTTTCTATCCACGAAAAAAACGCAATCCAATCTTGTGATTCTTTAGTCTTAATTTGAGCTATAGCGGCCTCGCGTTCTTTTTTTAGTTTTTCTTTATCTCCGAGAGTAGTCGCCTTTTCAATCTCACGATCATAATAATCCTTTGTTGCTTGTATCTTTTCTAAAATGGTACCGTACTTCATGTAGTACTCATTCCACGCATCAAGTTGCTCATTAAGGTATTTTTCAGTATTTTTTATCCCAGCTTCTGACAAAAAGGCATTCATCCACTCTTCGTCCTTTAAAGCTTGATTGGCTTCTCTCACTGCTGTTGCATATATTCTTACTCCTTCTGCAGCTTTGATGTTGTCGGCGTAATACACTTCTTGGAGTTTGTGGTATTTTTCGCCGGCAGATCCATCGGCAGCAACATTTGTGGCTATAACGAGTCCCTTTGTATCTGCGGCAAGGATATCTTGCGCTCCTTCAAGTTGGGTGTATATGTAATCGTCCAATTCTTGCGGAGACAAGATATCCCCATTGGGAAGGATAGGAGTGACTAATATTTCAGTCACTTTGCCCTTGGCGTCCAAAATGCCAAATTGGCTGCTGAAAACGGTGGCGATACCTTCTCCTGCATCCTCCCAGCCTTTCTTTACCAATTCTGCCGCTTTAACAAGTGGCCGGGCCAAATGCTTGACGTTTCCCTTGTATTGGGCTACCATCTGTTGCCCGGCAAGGAATCTTTCCGAGGATGTGTCATTCTTGTACTGGGCATCAATTTCTTTTCTTTGCAGCTCAAATAATTCCTTTTCGGCATCCCGTATAGCTCGTGCGCGTTTCTTATAGTCAAGGTTAATTTGCGCAAGTTTCTTAGCCGTTCCTTCTTCCATGGAATCAATCTCGGCCTGCTCTGAGTCGTCTTGTAGTTTCTGTAATTTCTTAGTGAGATCTTTATAATTGCGCTCTTGGTCGGATGCGGCCTTTTCTGCGGCGCTTTTGGCTTCATCACGGGCTTTTTTTGCCTCTGCGTTGAGTTCGGCGGGGGTTTTAGTTGTGTACAATTTTTCTGCGGTGGGTGCCAATTCCTTATCAGCTTCATCTAGTAATGCGAGATATTCTCGAATATCATTCGGAATATCATCCGGAAGCTCTAATTTCGTGCGGATAGCTTTGCTTGCACGCTCAATGCCTTTTTCCAATCCGGCAATGGAGCCTATCAATCCTCTTATAATCGGAGACTCTTTGCTAATTCCTTTATTTTGTAAATCGTTTATTTTTGACTGTAATTCATCAATACGGTTGGCATATAACTGAATGCGTTTATATTCATTGCTAGTAGTTATTTTCAATCTTTTAGTTGCATTCTCTGTAATAATGTCTTTAGCAGCTTGAGCTTGTGCGACCTCAATAATTGCATCCCGCAGGTCTTCATAGGCGCCGACGGCATTCCCTACCATAACCTGTTCTGCGGCCATATTGCCGAAATAGGCAGGGTAGATGTCTTGCAGCTTCTTGACGGCCTCGGCCCGTTCTTCATAGGGCTTGGAGAGGTCGGTTGCGGCATTATACAGCAGGTTCAGTTTGGTTAATTCGGATTGCGCCGACACCGAGCCTTGAGCCATCGCGGAATTGAATTGCTCAAGGGCGGCAGCGGCGGCATCTATTGCTGTCTTGCCTTTAAACAGCGATGCCACCCAGCTCGTTATCTCCTTTCCGTAAAGGGTAAGTACGGTAACTCCGGCGACAAGCAGGGTCTGCCACGAGAAGATGGACGATGCGATCTGCTTCCATACGGGCGTGAATGTTTGCCCGGCTTTCTTCAATTCATCAACAGATTTCTTCGCGTGTGAAATCTCGTCGGCCAGCATCGGCAGGTTGTTGGATATGGCCGAAAAGAATATTTGAGGACCATACGCCAACGACGGCAATTCGCGGGCGACCTGCTGAATCTGGAATCCAAGCATATTGAATCCGGAAGCATAATTACCGACATTGCGGGTGTGTACCCCCATTGTAGCATCTAGTTCTTTAACTTTCGTATCAATGGATTCGATGTTTTTGAGCAGGTTTTGCCCCCAGCCGCTTGTTCGTTCGCTTTCATTCAACGAGCGATATACGGTGCGCATTCGTGATAATGCTTGCGACATTTCGTCAATGGATCCACGTGCGACTTGTTCGAACTTGATTTGATTGACTAACTCTTTTCTGGCGCGAGATATGGCCTGTTTGTATTCCTCGATGGATAGCGTAGCTTCAAGGCGGCTTGACTTCTGATTCTGCGTCAATTTCATGCCTTGACTCTCCGCTTTATTCAGGCTATCTATCTCCGATTTAAGACGCTTTATTTGAGCTTCGTATTGAGATATAAGGATGACATTCTCCTTTTTTGAAGCATTGACGGCTTTTAATTCTTCGATTAGCTCATGATACGCCGCCGTTTCGGCCTTGGCCGCTTGTGCTCCGGCTGTAGAGTCGCCACCCGTGTTCCCTATAGTGGCCGAAGCCGCTGTTTTGGCTGCCGCATCCATCGCCTGACGCTCCATTTGGGCGATCTTGCGCATGGATTGCTCCACACGGGCCTCCATTTCTCCGATCTTGCGGTTTATGACGTCGAAATCCTTGGTGCTGTCAGGGATGTCCGCCAGCACGCGCCGCAACTGCTCAAGCATGCTGATGAAGCTCTTGAGTTTGTCGGTTTCCGCATTTATTTTGAATGATAAAGCACTCATTGATGTATTTTATTACCTCGTCTTTTATTGCCTCTTCTTTTGGCCATTTCGGCCCCCGATCCTTTGACTATCTTTTTCTCGTCGCCGACGAGCGTGCGAACCTTGTCCGTCATCATCAGAAGCATGGTAGGGTAGTTTATGCCCTGAAACGCCTCTTTGTAGGATATGTTCAGCTGGTCCATCATCGTCGCCATGATCCCGGTTATAGTGTTGTTGCCGACGGTCTCCGCAATGGTATTGCGCCGCGTCTTGTCAATCTTGACTGAATCGAACAAGTCTTTCCCCGACACTATTTCTGCTATAGCGCAGGTGGCGTGGGATATTTCCTCATAGGAGGCATATCTCTTGGCGTACCATAGAAATACCTTCTGCGCCCACTTGCGCCGGAACATAAGTCGCGATATTGTGCCCAGAGAGAATCTTTGCCGGCCTTGTATCGATACATCTATCCGCCCGGCAGCAAAGGCCCTTGCCAAGTCTTTGACAAAAGGCTGGTACATCCGGAATGTGAACATTCCGAGCTTTACCGCGACATGATGCTTGTTCAGCAGAGACCGGGCGACAATGTCCGCCGATTTAATCATGATCTTTGGATATGGTTGTCGCTAATCCTTCCATCACGGCGGCCACCGATGCAATGTCCTCCAGCGGAATCATCAGCAAGGTTTTCTGATAGCAGTCGAACAGCTCGGCGAAGGTGCTTCGCTTCATAAAGCGACGGCACAGGAGCCATGCCCTGAGGCGGTGCAATATGCTCCGGCTGCCCACGATTGCCAGCGCAACGCTGTAGGCCATCGCGGCTATGCACACCTTGCTTTCGTCCGGCTCTTTTTTTACGTCGATTGCCGTCATAATGCGGGTGGCGGTCATCGGCGACATTTTGTATATCGTGTATCCTTTTGAAGCGATACGTATGCTGATAAAGTCTAATTTCATGGTAATTGTTATAATAGAATAGGGGTGAGGGGCTTATGCCTCCCACCCCCGTACTTGAATGTTGACAGGTTGCTAAACGCTCTCCTCTTCGGAAGCATCGAACCAGTATTCCGAAGAAACCGCTGCATTGTCGGGTTCGAGTGCCGTGGCCACAACGCCAATAGCACTTGCGCCGTCGGTCTGGGCGTCGCGTGCGATAACCGACGCCTTCGGGAATACGCAGTACTGATTGTCTTCAGTGAGGGCAACCATGAACCTCTCGATTATTACCACGCCGCGGTTGCGCTTCCACGACGTTGCGGTTGCGGTGCCGCCCATGAGGTCGGCCTTCGTCGAATAGTCGTATTGACCGATGGTGAAACTCATCTGGATATTTCCCATCTCGGTCGATTGGCGGTATACGCCGTTTGTGAGCTGATTCCGGTACTCGGTGGTAGACGGTTCCTCCTCCTCAATACTCCACGTATCTTGGTGAATGTTCTCGACCTGCTTGGTACTCTCGTCGCTCAAGAGCGTTTTGAGTGAAGCAAGGGTGACATCCGCCATGATCTTTGCAGGGTCTCCGTAATACAGCTTCTTGATTCCTACTGCTGTTACTTTTGCCATTGTTTTAGTTGTTTTTAATGTTCAATACTCTGAATAATACCCGGATATAGACATAGTGGCATCCTAAGTTCGGATCCTCCTCGCGGCCGATATTTTCATATCTGTACCTATATGCGGATTCGTCGTAAGTGCCGTAGGTCCATTCCTTGAATTTGGCTTTCGCCGCTCGTTCAAGCTCGTCCAGACGTTTGATATTCGCTTCGCCTTTGATGTCGGGGACGCATAGATTGACAGCCACGAAGCAGTCCTCCCAATATGTAGTCGGAGTCTGCTGGGGCGGGGTTATGACTACAACACGTTCGCGTGTGACTTTCCCGCCCGGAATGGCCCATGAAGTGTGCATTTCCTTAATCCCGAATTTCCGGCAAGCGGAAAACAAGATGTTGCGAGCATCGCCGGTTGTAATCATATCCAGAGGTCTGAAACGTTGAAATAATTGTTCTCCTTTGGTATTGCTACCGTGCCTTCACCGCGGACTTCGCCGGTTGTCTTATCAATGCACTTCACATAACTCCCTTTGGGGATTCCCTTTCCTTCGTAGACGATATGGTATTCCGATTGACGCACTTCGCCGTTTTCAGACACAAGGCGCACGGTCGTGTTGTCGTCGCAACGACAATCACCTATCTTCTGCCATGTATCATCTTCGGATAATATTATCGGACGCCCCAGCTCGTCGTACTGTTTCGGCGGGTCTATCCTTAAGTAGAGTATGTGGGGCGCAAAGTACATATTACCACAAGTTTGAAGCATCCTTTATCGAAGATAAGCCGATGGAGCTGCTCAGCTCTTCTCCCGGTGTGATGCCGTATTTTCGGAGCATGAGTTGCGCTTTCTGCTTTAAGGCGCTGTCAGACCAAGAAGCCGAGTGCCCACTCTCGCTTACCGATAACGGATGCATTATCAGGCTGTCAATAAACTCAGTCACTCGTTTAGCGACGATTTGCTGTTGTTGCTCGCTGCTCGCCAGAGAGTCGGGGTCTAAGCCCCACTCTCTCGCAAAGCGGCGGACACCATAGTCTGAGATTGTCCCGACCATGTTGAACTCCTGATGTATGCACTCTGCCACCGTCATATATACCTACAATTCTACGGTCAGCGAATAGATGCCGTTGATCTCGGTGATAACCGGAAGCGACAGGGATTGTGCCTTCGTGAATTCCACGCCGTTCGAATTGTCGGTTTCACCCTTTCCCCATTGGGAAATCCGGATGCGGCCATAGTCGGAGTAGGTAACACCCGGCTCCGGCCGAAGCTCGTTGTCGGCATAGGCATTCTTGATGACACCGAGACGTCCTGCCGGCACAAACACGATATTCTTGTCGTTCCACGGCTTGTACTCCTTGATCTTGCCGTTGTCCTGAATGCGCGTCATTCGACGGATAACATCGAATACGGGCAGTCCGTTGGAGCGCATGAACTCGTTCAGGTTGGCCAGAAGAAGCGGCGATGCAGATTTGTCGGACCCAAAGATCACCTGCTTCATCTTTTTACTTCGGAGGATATACGAAAGCCGCTTCTGATCCAAAAGGATGCGGTCGAAGGTCACTTTTTCCTGCGCGGAATCGACGATCTCCTGAATGTCCTCGAATACATCGACAGTGTCAATGTTCGCTTCGGTCCACTGCGTATCTGCCGTAGCGATGTTCTCTTGGGGCATACCGTAGTCGATGTTGCCCCTTACGCCGCCTTCAGGGTTGTTCTCGGACGTGAACTCGAAGACGCCTTTGTTGGAAAGCGCGCCGAGGAAGATGATGTCGAGTTTCGATTTTACAGAGTTGACAACCTTCTCCACGCCGCCCCACATGAGGTTTACGAGTTGCTGTTTCTTCGCCTGATCCGGGATCATCCGCGAGTCCAGCAGTTGGAGAACCTTGCGGTAGTCTTCGATGCGCATAGGATATGTCATCTGATGCGTAAGGACCTTTTTCGAGATTGTCGCCAGCCCCTCGGTTCCCATGATAGGCTCTTTGCCTTTGGAATCCAATGTAGCGGCGGCAACGCTGAGATTGTACGAGCCGATGATTTCCTCGAAGTTCAGTCCTACAGTCGGCGTATCCCAATCGAGAAAACGCTCATACACGCTTTGGTCGAATAAGCGTTTGCGCAGCTCCGACGCCGCGTCAATACGAACCTGCACCTCCTTGGTGAGTTCGCGGAAGATGGAAGAATAATATACTTCGTTCATTTTCTTTACTGTCTGATGTACTTGATTTCAGGGTTGTTTTTCATGCTGTAGCCTTGCAGCCACGCATCGGGCACCGGATATGCCACGTCCTTAAGGATTCTGGCCCCATATGCCGCCGACACAGTGGGGAATCCGTTTGTCGTGGTGTATTCTTTGGTGGTCTCAATAACAGCATCGGGCAGCTCGTCACCTCCAAGCAGATCCGCGTCGGCAATCGCCTCGGCCATTGCAGCGTTGAGTGTAATCTCGTCGTAGGATTCGTTGGTGGTGCTGATGCTTTTGATTGTCCCGGTGGATTCACCGATTTTGACGGCGTCGTTTGCTTGGAACATGGACCCTTTCACCACACGCGGCTTTGTCGTGGTTCCGCCCTCGACGATGCGCGCAGATTTGCAGATCGTACATTCCATGTTCTCGAAATCGATCTTGATCGGGGTTCCTTCCTTGAGTTTCATCCCTTCCGGATAGGTTCCTTTGAGTTTGAAGTCTCCCGGAAGCACCTCGCATTCCCCACGCCAGAACACGGGGAACCCGCCTTTAATTTGGGTCTTTTCGAATTTGATAGCCATTTCTTTTTAGATTTTGTTATGCATCCGGCAAGTTTTCAGCCCACGCCTTTGCCTCCTCTTTGCTTTGGCCTTCGGATGTGGAGAGGGGGAATGCCGATTCCTTTCCCTCAAGCCCTGCTGCTACGACTCGTGTCTGTATGGCTGCAAATTTCTCCTGCAGCTTTGATTTGTCAGGATTCTCCTCACTCATCGCGGCTGCGAGTCCTAAGATGTCTTCCAGCACCGAGTCCTTGATGTTAGCTTCTTTGGCTGCTGCGCGAAAAATCGAGTCGCGCTCGGCTTTTGCACGCATGGCTTCCAGAGCGTCGTATTTTGCTCGTATAGCATTCTCACGCTCTTCCTGCTCACGCTTGTAAGCCTTGAACCACTCAGGTTCTTCGCTTGGGGAGGTAAGTTTTACCTGCCTGTCCCCGGCGGCAGGCTGCTCGATAGGCTTCCCTTCTTTCAGGTTATGTCGCTTTTCGTAGTTTTTGACTGCGGTCTGCGAGGCATCCCCTGCGCGGTAATCGCCGTAGCTGGTCAGCACGTCCTGAAAGCTAATTCCCTCCGCGATGGTAGTCAATTGCGCTTCGTCCGATACATTCTCAGACTTCTTCGTTGCGATTCGGTCGAGAATTGCATTGTCCACCCCCTGAAATTTGGTTTGGAGCAATGCCAAAAGTTTATCTTTCATATTCATTAAATTATTTGCTTCAAGGCAAAGGTTTCGACGGTCACGTGAATTACCAAAAATGAGCGTGATTTTTTATTGATTGTTCTAAACGTTCGATTTTTCTTCCGTAAAATCACTTGTTGTTGATGGATTATTGTTCGATTGGTTTGTTTCTGACTCTTCTCCGCTTGAGATGGATTCCGAACGACCCAATGCTGTTTTCAGTCGGTCTATTTCCTCTTGTGGATTGTCGGCCACGCCCATTAGGTTGACAGCCTCTTCGAGTGAAAGAATTCCGTCATTATAGGCTTGGCCAATGGATTTCCACCGAGCGGCGACATCCTCACTGAATGGCTCCGAAAATTCATGCTCGATCTTGAGGGTGGCGAGTTTGTCTCTCATCTTGATATGAGTTACATTCATCATAATCGCCAGAATGAGGTTCTTTTCCCGATCGACGAGTTCGTCGTATATCTCCTTGCGATTATCACGCTTAATATATCCAAGCACCATTGCCCTTTTTATGGCATCGCCTGACAAGGTTCCCAGTCCAACCATCTTTTCGGGTGTAAATTCGGGCGTGAAGGTGTCGAAGAGGATGGACTCCTTTAAATCTGTTTTTTCCTGCTGGCGCGTCTCGGAGGAAGTCGGCGGCTCTATATATTCAAACTTGTCTTCTTTGCTGTTTAACTGTATTACCTTTCCGGGCTGATCTGTTTTGGGCAGGCTTTTGATGACGTCTGTTGTGGCAGCGGCTATTGGGTCTGCGAAATAATTATTTGTATCAGCGGTTTTCGAGTCAATATCCTCCTCCCTGTCAATACGGGGCTGCAATCCACTCCAAGCTGTTTCCTGCCTATAATAAATGATATTTATTTTGCCTGTTGGATTTACAATCGGCACTACATCCCATCCTATCTTGGCCTTCCTCCCCCGAAATATGAAGGTGGGGGTATGAATGTCAAAATGCTCTATAGTGCCCGTTCCTTCTTTCAAATAATACCCATATCCAAATGCAAGCAAATTCCCATACTGATCGAACATAGGGCGTAAAGTATGCCCTTTGGACTTGGAAAGTACGACTACTTTAACCTCCGGCAGACCTGTGATCTCATTTCTGTATATGTGATACAATTTTGCACTCTGCGTTTCGGCTCCAGCAAGTCGCTTTGCCTGTCTCATATTACTGTCAAACCTTAAATCGCGGAGGAATTGTTTATACGCGGCGAAAGCATCAGCGTCTCCCGATTCGTCGGATGACTTCCACTTAATAGGGTTGCCCAACAAAAAGAATAGTTCTACCTCATTGATATAGCGTTGGCGCGTGCGAGGCAGTTTCTCCGTTCGATAATCGCGTTGTCCTTTTCTCGTTTTGTCCTGCCGCTTCATTATGGCATGAAGTTCCGGATTGTACTCGCAGATCGCTTTTACTGCTTCCGGGTCGTGATCTTCCATCAAGGACATTGCTTGACTGATATCTTTTGCCTTTATGAGGTCCATCAAATCACGCTCAACTCCCAAAGCGTTGAGTGTCTTATTCTGGAAATAGGTAAATAGGCGGTCAATAAAGTTCATCGTTACCAAATATTAATATCGTTCAAATCATCATCACGTAAAGGAGTACTGCGTTTTTCATAACACCCGGTGAGCGCATCCGGGGCATCGTCATTGGCATTCCCACCCTCCTTCATGTATCCTGTAATAGCGCGGTAAAATTCCGGCCATCGTTTATCCCAACCTGTGGGGAAGTAAGTGATGTTATTGACGTCTGCCGACTTGGTGAAAATGCGCACTTGCTTGTTAGCCGTCTGAGTGAAGCAGCTTATAGTAGTTCGGGTAATGTTCATTTCCCGTAAAATTCGCTCAACGTTGCGGGCAAATCCTCGGCCCCCGTTATTGCTTTCGATATTCGCTATTTCGGTTTTGTTTTTTGCGAGCATCTCCGCCGTTTTGGGTTCTGTATACTCCATTGGTTTTTTAGTATACAGCACATCCGTTACGTAATTTCCCTCCGGAAGTTCATCGTAGCAGATGGAGCATAGATAATCGCTTCCCGTGTCTGCGGTATCCGTATAGTTCTTATGGATAGTGCTTTGGGAGTATGGTATAACGTCGTATGTCCGAAACTCCCGATACATGAGTCCCTCAATAGGCTTGGGATTCTGCATGTATTGTGTTTCAAAGGTAAATGGGTCCGATTCCCGATACCTCTTTAATTTATCCAGCGCAAATCGGCCTTCCCATAGTGCATGCTCAGTGGGCAATCCGTCATCTACAATTGCAGGGAATTTGATGACATCCCATTCTCCTCCCTCTTCAATTGTGCCCTCCAATTCCAATAAGTATCCGCAGAAATCATCCACGGCGAGTCTTTGAGCGGTTACAATAACGGGTGTGCGCACATCGTTAAGGCGGTTCTTGAATGTGGATGTCCACAACTCTCCGATGCGTGCCTTGGTCGTGCTTGAGCAGCTGTCCTGAGCTTTCATCGGATCATCTATGCACATTGCGCCGCTAAAGTCTTGGGCACCCAATTTACCGCATCCAAAGCCGGTGATCTGACCCATAAAGGGCGCTGCATACATGACACCTCCGTCAGAGGTTGAGATGCTTCCTTTGGCATTGTTGGAAAGCTCTACCTGTGGAAAGAAAGCGCGATAGTTGGGGTCCTCCATAATTCTCCGGATGTTTGTGACATTTCGAGTGGTGAGCTGGTCACTGCTTGAAAGGTGTATAAATTCGGAGCGGGGATTTATTGCAAATCCGAGCGAAGAGAAGGATACTACGGCCAATTCTGTTTTTGAATGCCGTGGAGGAATATTAAACATCAACCTATTGGTGGGATGTTCTCCCCGGAGTACTTGGTCGAGCTTGTGGCATATTACGCGGTGATGAGGGGCTATGCGGAAAGGCTGTTTATTCACTGCTTCAAACATTACAGCTGTGAATGCCAAACAACCCTCTTTTATCAAGAGATCACCGACTCCTGAGTAATCATTCATTGCCTCCACTCTCCTTGATTAACTGGAATAGACGCTCTGTACTGAAGGTAGGCTGGGGAATGTCATTTCCCTTGCTGTCAGTGTTGGCTGTTTTTACGGGCGCATCATAGCCCAGCATTTTGGATATGCGCTCGATGGTCCATGATTTGCCATGCAACTTTAGCTCGATCCCGTTCTTCCCCTCCTTGATGCTCTCAATGGCTCGGACCTGCCTGTCAGTGAGCTGGTCGAAGTCCTTGAAAACAAGTTTTTGAACTTCTGTATATTCGACGGGAACCCCTGCCTTCTTCTCGCGTTTGCTTTGGGGCAGGGGGACCCGCTCTGTAACCAGATTTACATAGTCTGTTATGCGGGCTTCCAGTATTGCGCCGAGTTCTTCCAATACCCGCTCTTTGGATATGTCGCTTGCCTTCTGCAATTCGGTCTGCAGCTCTTTGACCCTTTGTGTTACCTTTGTGTCGGATAACAATTGCGAGGCGTTGCACCAAACAGAATCATCACTCATCTTCGAGCAGTCATACGCAAAGCGGTAAGCCTCGGATGCATTTCCGCATTCGAGGTACTTGTTGCAAAACTTCTCCTGTTTTATGGTAAGACCTTTTGCCATGATATATTATTCAGAGCAAAGGTTGTTGCGGTCCCGTGAATTACCAAAAGGCGGAGTGAAAAAGTTTTTCCCGTCCGTATGGTGTTGTGCCATCTTCTGGGTATACTTATTGTCTGTCTGTATTCCCTGTCGTTTGGCGAGTATTTCGTGACGAATAAATTTCTTGCAGCGTAATGCCGTTGCGTTTATGGCGATCATCAATTCGTCACGGTTCATAAACAGCGTGATGTTGCCCCTGTCATCCTGTGGCACCAATCCTTTTGCCTTTCGAGTCATAAGAAAAAAAAAGTCTGCTGGCGCATGACGGCCAACAGACTTCCTAATCACGTAACTCCAACAAATAAGGTCTTTCCGATTGTGTCCGTTGCTTGCGCCATCACAAGCATCTGGGACAAAGGTGTGCACGTTCGGCGCATTTTGCAAGAGTTTGGCGAAAAAATTTCAGATTTTTTTGCACTTTTATTCTAAAGATGGCAAATTGTTCAAAAGGTTTGTGTTTTGCTATAGGGAAAACCTTATTTTGGTGGGTAATATTGTTCAAAAGGTACAAAAAAAAGCCCCGGATTATCCGAGGCCAAAGAAATACAATGTTGGAGGGGGTTATTTCTTCTCTTCTTCACTTTCTCCTGCAACCTGAAGCCTTTTGTTGTTGAGTAGATCCATCATGTCAATAAGATGAAAATTATACTTACCCATCGGATATGATGCAGTCATATTTGCAATATAGGCTCTCAGGTTCGTAATACATATGTTGACGCCGGAGTGAAGGACTAAAGCATCCAGTTGGGTGTCTTCATCCACTTTGGTATTCATATTGAAAACTCCGCACCCTTCCGCCATTATGCTGTACCCGGCCTGATTGTCAGGATTTATCTTAACAGATACAAATACAAAGTAAACCCCTTCCTCTTTATTCTGATGTATGTCAAAATCTATGTCAATAGGGTAGCGAGCCATGAATTCATTACATGACATATCGCCGGATACCTCAGTAACGGGTTGGAAAGTGCATTTACTTCTTAGTATCGAAAATTCTCGTATTTCTAATTCTGAGCGTTTTGCTAACATACTTTATGCGGCATTTTCGGGTTTAAGATCACCTGATTCAATAATGATTCGATTCGTTGCATCTTCTCCTTTTGTTGTGGATGACATGCAGGACCTTTGGGCAAGCAACGATTGACCCAACTTGGCATAATCTATCTTGTCTTCCCTTATTGCCTGCTCGATTGGTTTAAATCTTATTTCAGGTATATAATTGAGGAGAATATTTGAAAATGTCCTTAATATCTAATTCGAAAAAATCATAAATACTTTGTATCATCTGTAACAATATTGAGCACTGTTAATTTTGTGGTGAATTTGTCCTATCTCGAAATGAAATGGTGAGAAAAGAGTAAAAAATATTTGTGCTATTGAAATAATCCGAAGTTTTTATGTTTTGGCCTACTGACGCCTCGGCCGTTTTTTAAGGAGACCGTAATCTCCTTTAAGTGTGTTGCTCGCTATATGGAGCTTATTTTAGACGGTTTAATTTTGTCATATTTCTTTCGCTCTAATGGAGATGGAATAAGGCTAATTAGAATACCGCTACGCCTCTTTTTTTTGGGCAGCCGATTCTGCCCCTTGCGTGATGCCTTGCATCTTCTCGATGATGGTGATCAGTCTGGATACTTCCTGATCTCGTCGTTCGAGAGCTTCAAAGAATTTCATTCTCTCCATAGTATCTAAGTTGTTTGTTTCAGCTTTCGGCAGCGTGACGTCTTCGCCTCCTTGGCTGATAGGTTGGTCTTCTATGTTGGGTATGCCAAAATATTGGAGTATGTATCTGGCATTTGCTCTACTCGGCTTGCCTTCTCCTTTCTTCCATTTGCCGATAATTGTTTGTGACAATCCAGTCGCTTTGGCGATTTTATACGGAGTGTCTTGTGTGCTTCGTAGTAATTCTACGGCCTTATCTATCAGTTTATCAGGCATGAAGGTAATCTGTCTATAACATTTTGGAATGCTATAAAATTATTTTATTAAAAAATACTTCACTATTGTAGTGATGCACTCAAATAGTTTAGTATATTTGCAATGTCAAACCTAATGCAAGTGCAAAGTTAAAATAGGTTTGAAGTATAAACAATGTAAAGTTATACAAAAAACGCAGAAATAACCAAATAAAATAGAAATAAAACAATGATGACGGACGAAAAGATACAAGAAAACGCCTTTACAAAAGGTCTCGCCGTTGCAGATAAAATGCCGGGCAAAATAGGGACTATGATTCGGGAGGATTTACGCCGGGGGCTTGGTAATATTACCCCTCAAGCCTTGTGCTATCGGGCGAATGGTAATCTGGAGCATACGGATTTTGAGCGCAAAGGCATTGAAGAAACCTTTACCAACTACGGAATCAAAGAGCCGTGGGGGCTGGCATAGCAATGAAAACCGACGCCATACTGAGCAAGCGCGAGCGTGAAGTAATGAACCTCGTCGTGCTGGGATACTCGGCCCGCGAGATCGCAGATCGGATGAACGTCATATACCAATGTGTAGCGAATCATCTCCAGAGCATCTACGACAAGACAGGGACCAAACGAACCTTGCAGGCGCTTGTTACATGGTATTTCACGGTGAACTTCGGCATCTCCCTGAACGTGTCCGAAATGACCCGGAGAATAGGGGCGGCGATACTTCTCTGTCTGTTCTCGGTCGAAGTGTTCAGTACCGATTTCGAGTGCCGCAGGTTAAGAAGCCCACGACGTGGCCGGGCGTTCAGGGTAGAAGAGTTAATAGAGAACTAAACCAAAAATACACACACAATGAAAACACTTTATCTCTGGATCGATGAAAAAGGATGGACTCCTTTCCAGTACAACGAACTTTCTGAATTAACGAAGGAATTTGTCTCTCGAAATATTAAGCTGGGCGACGAGTGCAAACTGGGCGACGAGTGCAAACTGGGCGACGGGTGCAAGATGGGCGACGGGTGCAAGCTGGGCGCCGGGTGCGAACTGGG